ATTCACAGAAACTACGCATAATATCTAAACCTGCTGGGAAATCACCAGTAATGAATAGATCAATTCCGCGTTGACCGACACGCCCATTAGTTAGTTTAGTTCCTAGATAAAAGAATTCTCCATCAATTTCATCAACTAAATCGTGTCCAGCATATGAAGCATTAATTCCACCAGCCTTACTTTCACCTGAGAATTCCTGACGAGTAATGAAAGGGATTCCTTCAGAATGTGTTAATTCACTGAAAAGCCTAGCAGTATTATCAATAGCCGTAGTATATTCAAATCTATCATTATATTTTAGATTGTAAGCTGTTTTAGTCGTAGTTCCAACAACACCAGCCGCACTATAAAGCGGAGCAAGAGCATTAACTTCACCAAGTAAACCATCTTCACTAACACTGCTATCACTGAGCATAGTAATAACACGCGGAACAAGACGATTAGCCATCCCAAGATTACGAACAACACTCTGACGAACGGCAGCCTGTGTTGTAGAATGTTCTACTACGCGATAATCAACGAATGAAAAGTTAATTTCAGGATTAGCTCTCTCATATCTCTCCATCTCATCAGTAGCACCATAGAAAATATAATCAGCACAGAATTTAAGATCATCCTTTACAATTTCGCAGTTGATATCAGCAGTTGAACCTTCCTTGATCTGAACACGCTGAGCCTTCTGGGGGTAGAAAGTTAATTCAATATTAATAGGTTCATTTATCATATAAAGTGGAAGCTGATGAACTTTAAGGAAAGGGAATAAATCAGATAAATCAAGAGCAAGAGAAGGATTTGTCTTTTCATCTGTTCCGATTCTTAGCCATTCAGGAATATTTTTATTTGTTGTAGTTCCTACAGAATTCTCAAGTCCATTATCTAAGCCGTATCCAGCAGCTTCAAAACGAGAACCTAGAGTATAGTTAAAATCATGAGCTATTCCGCGACCAGTCATATAAAGTTCTCTTTCAAGGTTATTTTCATTTGTAATCATAGCAGACTTAACCGAGAAAAGATGACGCCACGAATCAATTTCATTAATAGCTTTGTTTCCTATCTTAAGAACAGCCTTCTTTACAACTTGACCTACGCCAATATGGGGCATAGGGAAAGAACTATCATTTGATCCTGAAGCAAGTTTCAGAGAAAGGAAAATTTTTGAATGAGAATGAAGGAAACCCTTATTCTGTAAAGTAAAACGACAAAAGCCGTCAGAAGTTGTTGTTCCTTGATTAAATACAACTGGCTCAAGTAAATCAGTCTCTAACTGCTGAACATAGTTCACAGGAATTGACTGAAGCATAAGAAAATCAGGAGTTCTTCCATCATCCTGACCAACTAAAGGCTTAGCACTAGATTGAGTGGGTGGCGGTGGCTGTGTATCACTTTCAACGTCCATATTTTATAATTCTATGAATATTATAAATTTAATAAAAAAAAATCAAAAAAATAGGTATAGATAATAAGCTTTAGCAATCTATGATAGATATTATTTACTGACTTAACTGAACGCCGTTTCTATTGTAAACTAACTGAGCCGCAGACTTGATGAAAATATAAACACCGATAGGATTATCTGCTGTAAGTTCACTATCAATACTAACGCCAAATTGTTCCATAGAGAAATCTTCACCGCCACCGAGACCATATTTCACACCTAGACCCATAATAGAACCGCCAAGCGGAATATTATTATACGAAAATTCACCTGAAACACTTGTAGTCATATCATAATCTCTGTTCATATTCGCTGGAGAAGCCGAAGAACGACCCATTCCGTATGCTGGAACAAGAGCATCAACTAAACCCTTAACAATAAGCGGATCAGGGAGAAGAGAATCAGTATTCCCTGTTTCTTCAATATTCGCTACATAATCAAAATCTGCTGGATATTTGACACCGCCCTTGAGAAATTGAACTCTCTTAATAGCCGCGAGAGCAGTTTTACTAGCACCAACACCAGATGGGTAAGTTGTAGCCTGTCCATCATTTGTAAGAGTATTAATATTAGATACAGGCATAAAGGTCATAAACGCAGAATGAACCTGTTTCAGAGCTAGAGAATATTGTATCTGAGCATTCGTAGAATTAATTGACGTATAAAGAGAAGTAATTGTATTAAAATCCATAGTTCCTTCAGCAGCTGGGGCTGTATCACCCGGATCTTGAATTTCACAAGTTAATTTTAGATTAGCTAATTCATAATGAGCATCGCCTATTCCAGTAGTATCTCCAGCTAACTGAAATAAAACGTTTGAATCAGGTTGAAGTAAAAATTCAATAGTAATTCCACCAAAAGCATCAGGGCGAAGATCAACCATATTTCCAGACTGAATAAAACCACAAGGAATATGAGCCGAAAAAGTATTTGTCTGAGCTGCTCCAGTCGTAGCACTTTCCATGACCGATTTTCGGAAAGTCGTGGGATTAGGCTGAATTAAACAAGTTTCAGAAAGATGACCTAACTGATCACCGAGAGCCGAAGAAGTTAAAGCCATATAAGTATTCATATATTTAGCATAGTGGCGTATTGATTCACAAATCATTTTTGAACGCTGAGAACGAATAGTTAACGTATCAATTAAATTGTAAATTCCTAGACGATTATTCATTGTAATATTATCGCCATTAGTTAAAGGAGTGGGTGTAGCAAGGTTATCTTTGTAAGCCGCAAACTCACCGACAATCCTTATAGAACGTGGATCTAACATTCCGCTCTGAGCGGAAATAGTAAAGGATAGTACAGGGAAGCCATTTTTGAAAGATATTTTCCCATCAGCTGGGATATTATCAGGGCGAATTTCAATGTAGCGAGAACTCATATTTTATACTAATTATAATATTTTATATTATTCAAAAAAATAAATAAAATATTTTTAATCTTAAATGAAAGATATAAAAATATTTTATATCAATCTTGATTCAAGAAATGATAGAAATGAACATATGAAAAAAATTTTAGAAGGTTATAATTTTGAAAGAGTTTCAGCTATTGAAGATGAAGATGGATATATAGGATGTGCTAAATCTCATATTAAATGTATTGAGATCGCTAGATTAAGAAAATATCAAAAAATTATTATTCTCGAAGATGATTTTATTTTTAAAAAAAATAATAGTTTTGATAATATAATTATTCCAAATTTTGAATATGATATTCTTTTACTTTGTAATTTAATCATGAAAAAAGAAAAAATTAATGATAATTTTAGTAGAGTTTATCATTCTGAATGGACTTCAGGACATTTATTAAATCATACTATTTATGATGATTTAATCAAAAATTTACAAGAAGGAATTGAATCAAGATTAAAAGAAGGTAAAAGTAGAAGTAATAATTTAGATATTTACTGGAATAAACTTATCAAAAATTGTAATTGTATTTGTCATAATAAATGTTTCGCCACACAAAAAGAAGGATATTCTGATATACAAAATAAAAATATTCAACGTGTCAATGATTGACGTGTCAATGATTGACTTACATAATTACTTCTACAGAACCTTCCCTAATTACTAATCGCCTTAGATGAAATACAAAACTCTGGAAGAGCTTAGGCTTATCAGGTGCGGTTTCAGTTAAATATCTTAAATTAACTGCTAAATCTTTTCCGCGTAAATCCATTACGCCATTCTGACCCCCAGCCGAAAAACCGCGTCCGAAGATAAAGTTATTATTAAATTCGCTGAAACTCTTAGGCTGAATCATACTATTATCTAATACTTTTTCTATCTCATAAATATGGTACGCGTCTATAGATTTCTTAGTAGCTATCTTCTTTGTAGAGATTTCACGAGATGGAACACGTTTTCCATTAAGCGTAAATTGAATACTTGAGAGCTGATCGCAAATTCCTGTGTATGCTGTGCGATTAGAAGCAAGGGCTGTATCTTCTGGATTTTTAGTAGATAAAGTTTCATTAGCATAATTAGTTCCCTTAATCATATAAGTTCCAGATCCTGAAATCTTCTGAGCTGATGTATAAACACTGCTATCTTGTGGAACAACTAGTAAACTCTTAGCCCTGCTATTCTGTGCGAAAACTTGATAAGTAATTTGTCTATCAGAAGAAAGAATACTATGCTTATAATTTGTAAGCGAATGAATATCAAATTCAATCGCCTTTCCTTCTCTCACCTTCTGAATCATCCCCCTTTCATATGATGGATCAAGCCGAACCTGAGAAACAACAAGATTTACGTTTGAAACCTTATACGAAACATCATAAGAACTTTCTTCAGCTACAGAAGTAGAATACATAACGTAATCCCCAGTAATAGTTTTAGCACCCGCTTTAACACTAGCATTTTGAAAGAAAACTTGAATTAACCCATCAGAAGCATTAGCAGACGCAGAAAGATTAATAGCGGAAATAGTTAGTGGAACATCTCCATGAAACACCGAACTTGAGCCGTTATTAGCAGCCTGACAAAACTTGAATTTTTCACCTACTACAAAAGGGAAACGAGAAACCCTATCAGCTCCATCAAGGTTATTTTCAGTATCAATGTATACTGAAGTAGTTTCAGTTCCAGCAGTCCACGTATTCTGATTAGGCGATTCACGCCCATTTAATGAATGAAAGTGCGGATTTAGCGGAGTTCTTATATCACGAAGGACGCTGTCTAACTGCTTGACGACATCTTCAGCAGGGGCTAAATCAATTTCAATATATAAACCATTTGTCATTCCAACTGGGAAAATTGTATCAGAATTAGCAAAAATTCCTGTATGAAGTGGGAGACAAACCTTAGCATTTAAGAAATCAGTATTAGTAAAAGCATCGCTTTGATTTCCAGTCGTAGTTTTGAAATAAGGATTAGTAATAGTATTAGCCATCGCAGATTTACTTGTTCCCTGAGTTCCGCGATTTTCAGGAGTATGAACAGAGCAACCTTCCTTTAATGCTCTCATATTGTCAACACTACTATCTTTATCATAATCATATTTTACAGAAACATAAGTCGCATAGTCAGTAATCTCTTCAAGAAGCTGACCCCTAGAACCATCGTAAACCCTAATATTTTTGATTAAAACAGAAGAGCATTTATCAAGCTGAAGGCGAGTAGGAGCTTTTCCAGAAGGAAGAGATAGACTTACATTAAATTGTAAATACGTATCACGTCCATCCATATATTTAGTAGAAGGATCAAGGAAAATTTGAACCTTCTGACCCGGCGTATAATCTAAACCATTTTCAGAAGGAACAGAGATTTTAGTTTCACCAACACGAACTGAATCATCGGCAGACCAATAAGAAGACATTTTATATTCTTATACAGATTTAAAATAAATAAAAAAAAAATTAAAAAAGTTAATTATTAATTAATTAACAA